TATAGAAACTTAGATAAACTAAACACACAGCTAGAAAAGTTTAGTTTTCGTGTGCGTAAAGAAGATTGTTTAGATTTACCTGATAAAGTGTATATGAAACGTTCCGTAGAACTGTACCCCGAACAACGTAAAATGTATGAAGAATTAAAACAGTATGCTCTTGCGGTGTTGGAAGATGACAGCGTTACAGCGACAACTGTTTTGACACAATTATTACGATTACAGCAAGTTTGTTCAGGACACGTAAAAACAGACGAAGGCGAACTGCATACATTTAAATCAGCTAAACTACCAGAGTTGCTTGATGTGTTAGCTGAAACTAACGGTAAAGTAATTATCTGGGCTAATTTTACACACGATATAATAACAATACGTTCAGCACTACAAGAAGTTTATGGCGAAAGTTCAGTAGTAACATACTATGGTGAAACACCAAGTGAACAACGACAAGAGGTAGTGCGTCAGTTCCAAGACCCTAAATCACCTGTAAAATATTTTGTAGGACAGCCACGCACAGGAGGATATGGTCTTACGCTTACAGAAGCAAAAACCGTTGTTTATTATAGTAATAACTTCGATTTAGCTATACGCCTGCAAAGTGAAGATAGAGCACATCGCATAGGACAAACAAGTAAAGTAACCTATGTTGATATAGTTGCTGAAAATACAGTGGATGATAGAATACTAAAGGCACTACGCAGTAAGATAGATATCGCTAGCCAAATACTAGCTGAAGATTATAAAAACTGGATTATTTAAAATTATCATTTAAAGAATCTATCACACTATCGATGTTAGGTTCTTGCCCTCCTGGTTCATATTTACATTGATATTCTATAGGACAATGTCCCTCTACCACTAGCGAGTATGTATCGTTAGCCCCTTTGTATAAACATACCTCTTGCCCATTCCTCGCTTTCTTACGTTTATATCTTCGGCAGGTTATATATTTAGGGTCTTCCCGTATACCTTTACGTACTTCTTGTTCCCATGTCCAATCAGAAAATTTTTTCAAAAAGCAGGTAAAACACTGTTTTATGTTATCTGATTGAGCAATTAAAATGATACGGTCTTCCTTATCTTTATGCACACATACCCACTCGTACGTTTCTTGACCACCTTCTTTACGTATGGGTTCTGTTTGTTTACAATTAGGCTCTTGTTTTTTACCAGTTGCCTCTGTCGAATTGGACGAGACCGTAAACAAAAGCCAAGAGAACACCACAACCGACGATAAGAACACCGATAAGAGCGATGATACTGATAATTTTTTCTTTGAGTTTTTGTCTGTCATATATTTCTTGTTGTCGTTGTTTTCTTATCTGCCCTTCCATACGTAATAACTCATCCCATGATGCTGTGCCATATTTAAATTTTATGAACTGCTGTAATTCATAGCGTTGTTCTTCTAATTTCTTTTTTGCCGTAAATGCTTGTATGGCTTCTTGTTCTATATTGCTCGCACCTTTTGTCAGCTTACGGAACAGGGAAGGGTTTTTTGCACTTTTTTCAGCATTATCAATGTCACTAGCCGCTCCCATCCAACGGGATATATCGTTAGCCATAGACTCTAATTCACGTCCAGTTGCAAAAGCTTGTTTGATTGTGTTGAAAGCCGCCGTCGCTGTACCGACAGCCGCTGATATTGTTAGTGGATCCATCTCATAGAGCTTTCATTCTTTCTATAAGTCTGTTGGCTCTATTTGGTACTTGCCTTGCCCAGAGACTATCTTTCATTTGGACAGCGGCTTCATTCCAATCTCTGTTTGTAATAGCAGATCGCATTTTACGAAATTTTTTCAATCGGCTGTAGCCCATGTTAAACATCATATTAGCAAGTATCCTTTGACAATCCTCAGGTAAATCATCAAGATCTTTAAATAACCTTTTGCAGTCATCTATTACATCTTCTATATCTTCTCTAAATACAGAAGATACTCGCTCTGCACTAATCGGTGTGCCGACTGGCTTACCATGTTCTTCATCATCTGGTGTAATCAAGTGACCAATACCAAAGGTAGGATACCCTAAGTGGTCTTTGTATATTTTGTTTACACAGCCTTCATCGGCTTCTACTTCTTTTCTTAATAATTGCATATCCATTATCCAATACTCCCTATGCCTTGTGTTAATCGTCGGTTCGCTATGGCTTCCCCAATCGGATCGTTGGCAAACAAAGATGCAAAATTTGTAATTCCTTGCCCTGTTTGCTGTGCAGGAGGGGGTACTGTTGTTCTTCTATCAAAAGGCAATGTTGCCTGTGAAACTTGGTTGATCGGTGGTTGTTGTGTTGTAACTGTTTGAGCAGGTTGGTCATCTACATCTAATGCTGATTGATCACCTGGAGTGGTCGCATCAATAAGTTCATAAACACCATCTTCTTTACGTATATCCGTCAAACTTTCTAAAATATTTTGCAACAATAGGGTGGCACGACTAATACGAGCCGCTTCTTTCACTGTGTACATGCTTTTTAGTTGTGCGACTGAAGGTGGAGAAGCTAATATTCTTGACAAATATTCGTTAGTAAAGAGTGTTTGTAAAGCACCTATTGTTCTTTCCATACCTTTTGCCGTAACAGGTATACCAACGATAGCCGCTCTCACTTCACCTGCTTGGAAAGCACCACCAACATCACCACCCTTAACGAGAGCATTAGTGTAATAACTCATGTTTTCTAAAACTTTTAATAAGTTGGGGTCTGCTTTGACTTTACCATTCTTGTCCACTTTTCCAAATAATGGTTTAAGAGCTTCGTATTTACCACCACCTTTATTATTTAACGCTCGTAAGAGTAAAGACATTTCTGTTGCTAATACTGAAGGGTTTACCCCAACATCACCAACTATAATATCATCGACTTTGGTAGAACTTTGTAAAATATTACGAAATAATGCCGCTCTTAATTGTTCTGCTCTTTTGCCAGTAACACCACCATTATCATCAATAAATTTTTGCACAGCTAAGTCACCTTCGGGACCTTGCATCTTATTTATCACATACGCAAGACCTTTAGCAGAATCAGAGGATTCTTGTTCTAATACTTTAGTGACAGCATCACTACGTAATTGTTTATGTACATTTAAAAAATTGTTCGTTGCTGACCTAAAAGCAGGGTTTGGAAAGAGTTGTTTAAATACTTTACCACCATCTCGAGTTAATAAACTTTCCAACATTTCAACTGGATTATCTGTAGCTATAATTTCATTGACTGCAAAATTTCTCAGGTCTTCATCTATTTGTTGTTTTTTCTTAGTTCCTAACTTACCTCCGGAAAGTTTTGCCATTGTTTGTTTGAAAAACTCCAACTCTTCAGCTCCAAACTCCCCTCTCAGCACTTTTGAAGCGAGCGTTTGTGGTAGTAAAGTCTTGTCAGATTCTAGTTCTGTAATCAATTTACCTAGCCCATTTATACTTTCAGCTTTTTTCTTTGCAGAAAACAATTTGCCTGCTTTTTGGTACTCTGTTAAAAACTTTTTGCCACCTGTCACCAAACCTTTTTTGTACCCATTGATAATTAAATCATCAAAACCCTCTAACAAATTTTTCGCCGCATCACGACTAAACTGGTCTAATCTATCATCGTAGGCTAGGTTAGCTACCTGATCGCGTAGCGTTTTTATTTGCAAAAAAGAACTTTGCACATTTTGTAACGATGCTTTGGTGCTAGCAGAAATATTGATTGCTGATACTTCATCTGCAAGGTTAGGTATGCGATTAAGTAAATCCTCTAACCTAGAATCTAATTTAGTTATAGGTCCAGGTGTTCCTTTCATATCTCGTGCTACGATAGGTTTTTTCAGCTTAGTCGCTAGTGCTTTTATTTCACTAATATTGAAAACAACACTCTCAGCATCAGACATGGAAAACGCTTTTTTATATGCTTTATCTATAGTAGCATTCAAACCATTTTTCATTTTTGTTGTGTTTTTGATTAATCGTTCTGCAGATTGTAAAACATCTTTGTTTACAACGCCATCGCCTGCAAAAAATGCTTTGCCATAGCTTTCAAACAAGTCATCTTTTAAAGAATCACCACGGAGGGCTAAATAAGTAAACAGTTCTTTTTCACTGAGCGTGCTATAATCACCACCTTGTGAAGCTACAAATTTATCTAAT